TTGAAGCTATAGAATTAAAGGGTAAACCTTTTTGTTGTAAAAACGAATGCCAACCCATTACACCTAAGCCTAAAGCACGTCCCTTACGAGCATGATTATAAGTTCTTTGTAATGAATCTTTACCTGCAGATTTATCAATAAATTCTTGCATTACCCCATCTAAGAACCAAGTGGCTAATTCAACAGCATCTGTATCTTTCCATTCATCATATTTTGCTAAATTCATAGATGATAAACAACAAATAAAACTATGTTCTTCATCTGTAAATAAAGTAATTTCAGAACAAATATTTGTCATACTTACATTTAAATTATTTAATCTGTAAGCTATTGGGTTATCTTTATTTACATTATCCTTATACATTATATAAGGTTCACCTGTTTCCATTCTGGATTTTAAAACGGTAGCCCATCTATTCATTGCTTCTGGGTCTCTTGCTTCTAATTTTCTCATAAATGAATCTCCTACAACAACACATTGATGTAAGTTTAGACATTGTCTATTTGGATCACCTTTTGGTCTACGAATTTGTAAAAATTCTTCTATATCTCCATGTTCAATATCTAAATTAACAGAAGCTGCCCCTCTTCTAACATTTCCTTGGTTAGTTGCAATTATTGATGAATCAAATATTTTAGCCCATGGTACTACACCTTCACTTTTACCATTTCCAGAAATTTCAGTTCCACGTTCTCTAATGCGATTTAATGAAATACCTACACCTCCACCGGATGCTGTTAACTTCATTAGTTCCGCGTTAGTTAAACCGATTCCACGTATTGAATCAGGCGTATCAACACCAAAACAGGAAATAGGTAAACCACGATCAGTTCCCATGTTTGATAATACAGGTGATGCTAATCCTAACCAACCATTCCACATGATTCTAAAGAATTTGTTAGCTAATTCTGGTTTTTTAAGTCTATTAGCTGCTGCTTGGGAAACTCTTCTATATGCTTTTTTTACATCTTCTCCAGGTAATAAGTAACCTTTAGAAATGGTTGCTAAAGAAATTTCATCCATCCACTCAGGATAATGCTTCCCTGCTTCCCAATCACTATAATTTACTTGTAATGCGTTATTTTCCATTTATTTCAAATTTATTTTTTATTTTATTATATTCTTTAAATTGGGGATGCAAAGCTATAAAATCACTATCTAAAGAAGTATTAAATATATTAAATATTTTATAACCTATGTTATTTAAAAATTCAAAAACTTCAGGTTGGTAAGTTGGGAAGGATTCAAATAATACTATTGGTTTATATTTTTCTAAAGTTTGTTGGGCTCCTTGAAAGGTCTTTAATTCATAACCTTCAACATCCATTTTTATAAAATCCGGGGCTAAATTAAAGCTATCTAGAGTTCTTATTTCTATTTCATTTGTACCTAAATCATCTTCTAGAGATCTACCCCCATAATTTATTAATTCTAAATCCCAATTACCTTGCCAATTTAAAGTATTGTGTTTATATAAAGAACCAAAACTACTTCTTTTATTAGTTTCACCTAAACCAATATTAAAACAAGTTATTTTTTCATTTAATTCGTTTAAGAATACATTACCACAAATTTGGTTATATAAACGTTTTTGAGGTTCAAATGCATAAACTTGTGATCCATTCCTAGCAAAATTAATTGTGTGAAAACCCATATGAGCTCCTATGTCTATAATAATATAATGTGGTTGGATTATAGACTCGTAAACCTCAATGATTTCAGGTTCCCACACTCCGTTTTTCATTACTTTATTCCCTATAAAATCATTTACATCTGTTACAAATGCACCATGTTTTGTATTATTTATCCAATAACTACCTTTCATATATTTTAAAATAAACTGTTTGCGTCCCAATTTTGAACACCTTTACTATAATTTGTTACTCGGTTTGCAAAGAAATCTGTATGTTGTTTCCCACCTGATAGGCTATCAAACCATTTCATTCTTTTTACTGCGTCTTTATCTATCCCATTAACTATAGGTCCATAACCTAAATCACTCATTTTAGTATTTACTCTATGTTTAATAAATGAAATTAAATCATATTTAGGGCAACCCTTTAAATCCCCCATTTCATATACCTTATCAATAAAATCTAATTCTAATTTTAAAGATAATTTAGCTGCTTCTTCAATATCAGCTTGTAATTCTGGTGTGTTAAATTCTGGGTGCTCTTGCATTAATGTTCTAAATAACCAACACCCTGCTTCTGAATGTAATGATTCATCTCTAATACTCCACTCTACTATTTGACCTACTCCTTTAAGTTTATTATCTAATTTAAATGATAATAAAACCGCAAAGGATGAAAATAAATTAACACCTTCTGTAAATGCAGAAAATACAGCTAATGATTTTGCTCTTTCATGCCAATTAGGGGTACCATCATGAGAATCCCTTACAGAAGTTAATGCTTCTATTTTAGCCATTGTTGCTTCATCTTCTAAAAATTCACTAAAATCATCTAAACCTAATTCTTCATTTAATAAGGAATAGGCTTCAGCATGAATAGTTTCAAATGCCCCAAAAGTAACAGCCATTTTAATTACTTCAGGTTTTCTAAACCATTTTGTAACTAATGTTGACCAATAATCATTTACTACAGTTTCTGTTTGAGCGAATCCTTTTAAAATAGAACCAATAATATTTTTTTCTGTTTTTGATAAATTTTGTTTCCAATCATTAACATCAGACATCATAGGTACTTCAGTATGTAACCAATGTGCTTGTTGTTGTTTTAACCAAAAATCAGATGCCTCTTGATATTCAAAAGGTTTGTAAACGATACGTTCCTGTAATAAAGATGTTTTTGCCATTTTGTTTTTTTGTTTTTTTATTATTTATACTTTATCAAAACCAAATACTTCATCCTTCACTTCATTAAGTTTAGAATGCATTAATTTTTTATGTTGAGAATCAACATCAGTATCGTAACTATTAGATTTAGTACTTGGAGCCCAAGTACTTTCCTCGTCCATATTTGCATTATATTCACCATGAACTTCGAAATGACCTGTAGAAGTATCTGCTTTTGCAGAGTAAGTAAGTCCATCCATCCCATATCGGTTTTTCATAATGTGTAATCTAGCTGTGTTGTTAACTTTGTCTTCTTTTTTTCTTGATAAAGACATGCAAAAGTCAGTAATCATTAATTTATCATATGATCCTGCCGCTTTATCTCCTTCAATAACGTCATCTTTAGCTCCCGCTCTATTTACTTGGGAAACAGACCAAATAGGTATGTTTAATTGCTTAGCTAAACCTTTAGTACTTTGATAAATATCGTCAATTTCATCCTTACGTTCACGATTTGTTCTTCTTGATGAAAGAAGATCTACATAATCAATTATTACTAAGTCAGGTTTAATTCCCATTCCAGTACATTTGGTTATATGTGACTCTATTGTCGAAATTGTTGCTCTACCTGTTGGGTATTCTTTAATAATTAGTCGACCTGGTAATTGTGGGACAATTTCTTCTACTTTTTCTTTATTTGCTTCTAAATGTCTAACATCTATTTTAGTAAAGAAAGCATCATATCTTTTACCTACATATTCTTCACCTAATTCTAAGGTGTAGTGAAGAACATTATAACCCATCCTAACTGCTATACCTCCTAATGATACCAATGACCAAGATTTACCACCTCCTGGATTACCAAATATGAGACCAAAATCTCCATTTCCCAATCCACCTTGGAGTAGGTTATTAATTTTGTCCCAAGGAGTTGGTATAACATTCCTTGAACTTTCTCTATACCTTTCTTCAATATCTTTAACATATTCATGTCCAACATTTTTATCATTTCCCGCTTTTAAAGCATTGTCTACTAATGATCTAATTCCATCAAAATCACCTGCTTTTAACAGATCAACTGAAGTCATTAATGCTCTTTTTAGCTGTTGATTTTTACAAAAGTTTGTAAATTCTTCTTTTACATACTCTAAATCTTCATCAGACGAAACATAAGCTATTTTTAATTGTTCTTTACAAGCAATTTGTAATACCTCATTATCTAACTTTTGTAATTCAACTTTTAAAGTATCCATTGAGGGGGTAGTATGATATTTGTCATAATACCTTAATATTTCTTTTATAGCCCATTTATGTGCACTATTTTCAAAATATTCTTCAGATATAATATCGTGGATATTAACTAAAAATTCTTTATGGGTTAATAATGAGGATAATACTTTGACTTGAAAGTCATGTCCGTATTGATTTAGTGTTTGTAGTGTCATTAATCTTTATAACCTTTAAATTGTGAAAAAACATCTTGTATCCAGTATTCTAAGTTTCTAATCATTCCTCCTAACTTATCTTCATTGTAAAGTTGGATAAATAGATCTGATTGTAATTCTGGAATTTCTTCACTTATTAATTTATTAATATGTTCTTTTCCTTTATCGTCAATTAGAGGAATACTTAAATCCATAACCTTATAATTTGTTTCAATTCTGGATTGATCCTGAATTATGCGTGAATATACGACATGGTCTTTAAATTTCCTAGCACAAATATCAAAAATGTCATCTAATGTTAATTCTTTAGTTTTTAATTCAGGGAATTTTTTAAATATACCTTTTGCACCCAATCCCTTAATACCTTGAATATTATCTGAACTATCACCTAATAATGTTTTATATAGGATAAAGTTTGAGGGTAATAAACCAAATTTTTCTTCTACTACTTTAGGTGTGTAGTATAATTTTTCCATTGGTCTATATACAATAATTTTATCAGTTACTAATTGTAAGAAATCTTTATCACTAGATACTATAAAACAAGTTGAATTATGTTTTTCTACAAGTTTTTCAGCTAACACTGCTATAATGTCATCAGCTTCGACTTTATCGAGTATGGTGGTTTTAACAGGTAACAGCTTTAAATATTGTATTATACGCACTATCTGGTCAATTTTTGAGTCATGTTCTTCCTCAATATTATCAAATGCTTCCCAATTAGTAATTCTAGATAAATTTCTTGTTCCCTTGTACTCGGAGAGCAAGTTCTTACGATTTACTGTTGAACCTGCCCCATCGAATACTACATAAACAGAAGTTGGATTTGTTTGTCTAATCATAGCACCCAAAGAGCGAAAGAATCCTCCTAACCCCCCAATATGAACTCCATCAGGATTAACCATATTCATCATGGCAAAATTTCTAAAAAATAAATTTAAACCATCTAAGATTAATACTCTGTCGTGCCTTTTCGGAGGAGTCTCTTCCCCTTGCTCCTGAACTGTATCCAGGAGTTTAAATAACTCTTTGTGTTTCATGTTTTTGTTTTAAATGTCCTGCTCGTCGAAAAGTACAGGTGTTACATCTTCTTGGTCTTCTACAATTTTGAATGTTCCTCCACCCAAGATTTTTGTCCATTCATCTGAATGTTCTTTCTTGTAGGCATTCTTATCTTTATCAGTATCTGTAATAAAACCATGATTTGTCATAACAATTTTACCTCTTGATTGCATACCATTAACATGGTTTTTATCAATCTGTAAATTTGTTCTTTTACCCCATTCTACTTGCTTACCACCTTTAATTGCTTTAATCTTAGATGTACCGGCATTAGATACATTACCAAATGTAACTACGAATGTTGCATCATACCACATTGCCATTCCACCTTTGTTCATCATCTTTGGTTGCCCCATAGGTGATTCTGCTTTGGCGGTCCATACTTTATTAATACAACAAAGTGTATTAGTAAATGGTGATGATTCTTTACGTGACATTACAATGCTTTGGTTAACTGTATTGCCAAATTGTGTTGACATTGCACCTGCATTCCATTCATTGTTATTTTTTAGTTTTTCAACTGACATTGCACAAGGAATAGATCCAATTGAATCCCAAAAGAATGCTAAGTCATAAGGTAAATTACCTTTTTTCTGTTCATTCTGTAGGTCCATAATAAATGCTGCTACGTCTTCAATTGTATGTAATGTTTCTCTATCAACATAAATGAAATTACCTTCATAATCTACAACATTACCTTCCTCATCTTTGATTAATTTAACTTGTAATCCCATTTGAGCGGCATGTTCCCAGTTCCATTTCATCTCAGTAATAATAAAAACAGGTAATACCCCCATTTTTTGTGCTGATACCGCAGCTTCAAGTAAAGCTGTTGTTTTACCCGTATCAGAGTGTCCTCTGAGTAATGAAATATGCCCCATGGGTATACCTGGAACACCAGCAATTTCCTGAAAAGCTGGAGATAATGGAATCCATTTTTGTTCCTTAAATTTGACATTTTTATCTAAACCTTTAGAAGATTTAAATTTATTTAAATCAAATTTGCTCTTAATCTCGGCGGACACTGCCGCCGAGAGAGACTTGGATGCTTTTCTTGCCATATTTAGAAGGGTAGATCATCAGTTTTATTATCTTCACTGAACATTGAGTCAAAGGCATCTGCTTTATTCTTCTTAACATTACTAGTATCTAAACTAAAATTACTACTAGGTGTTGATGTTGGTGCAGTTGTAACTACTTCTTCAGCATCTTCTTCAACTTCAGGTGATAACCACTTTTCTAAAGCAACTTTCATTTCATCAAATGTGAATTTTTTAAATAATCCTTCATTTGGGTTTGGTTGTTCGCTTGTCCATTGTTCTACTTGTTTAGCATCTTCACTTAATGGTGAAGTTTTTAAACGAACACGTACTGATGATTTATTATAAGGAGTACCTGTTGATTCTGGTCCTACTGTTTCTACTGTAAGGTCTCTACCATTTACAATATCTGTGTAATCCCCAATTTCATCATCAACAGCTAATGCTAATAATTCTTCATATACCATTTTACCAAATTGCCATAATCTAGTACCTTTATCTTCTTCACCTCTAACTATTACAGGAACAAAATAACGGGTTTTTGGGTCTAATTTCTTAGCCATAACAAAATTCTCTTTAGTATACTCTTCTCTAAGCTTTGCAGCAAATAGAGCAATAGGATCTTTTTCACCATAATTAAGGGGTGAAAGCATCACTTTGTTAGTAATACCATAGTAGAATTTTAATTCAGAAAATGGGTTTGATGGGTTGTACGCTGATGGTACGATTCTAATTTGTTGTTTACCAATTGTAGGTCTCCAATAAATTGTTGAGTAATCAGTTTTTGTACCTGATTGTTGTTTTGATTGAAGCCCTTCTAGCTTCTGTTTAATTGCATTTAAATCCATAATGTAACTTTTATTTATTTATAACTTTATTTATGTAATCGGAATATACGAACCAGGGTTCGGGGAGCCAAACTAAACTTCAAGAATTTTGTAAATTTTTGTATTTAATTGGTTTAGTGTATTATGTTGAGTAAGTAGAATGCAGTTTCTGTAATGTTGCCAATCAACTCTAAATTTAGTATCAACGATACCTCCATTTAACCCTTTAATTAATTCATTTAGGGCATTAATAGTATATAAGGTATTTGATTCTTTTTTTCTATGTACTAAGATAGTATTAGGTGGAATAGATTCAACATTTCCTTGATCAACATTATATGTAATTACATATTCATTTTTGTCCTTAATTTCTAGAACAAACATTTTATTATATATAATTGTGTATTTTGACTTAATATCTTCTATTAAGTTGTCTAAATTTTCTAAATCTGTAAATGTACAGAATAACTTATTGTCCAAATCTCTAATATTTTGTATTGATGATATAACATCGTAATTCATATTATACGTATTTGGTTCTTTATTTAAAATCATAGTTATAACCTTGTTTTGTTTTTATACTAAATCGGTATTTATCAAATATACCTTTTATTGTTTCTTTTAAATACTCTTCATCTTCACTCAAATCAAACAAGAATGAGTCATAAGTGTAAAGTATTAATTTACTCTTTTTATTGTGTATTACTGTAAATATATCCCATAATATACGAACGTTCATTGACGTTTCCAAATTTTGTAGCAAATAATTAAACAGTTTTTGTGGGTTCATTTCACCTAAGTTTTCTTTTTTATATATAAAGTTAGAAACCGGACACGTTATTTGACCTTCACGCTCAAACTCTTTCCAAAGTTCTTTTACGTATATACTAATTTTTTTAAAGAATTCCAGATGCTCATATTGTTTAAATACTCCTCCGTATAATTGTTTAAACGTCAGTTCTTTAGACTTTTTATAATCGACGTTGTAAAGCTTGGAAAAATGCGAGTGAATATCACTAGTGGGGAAATTATAATCAATGAGACGACAAGACAAGCTAGGATGATAGGCGCTAATATCAACTTCGTACAAAATACTATTACTCGGAATGAAAGACTTTCTGCATCCGTTTTCTTTGTTGAGTGCTGCATAATTTACATTTTTAAATTTATTTGATGGTCTGGTTGTTGTTGTTTTTAAGTTGAACTGAGTGTAGACATATTCACCATCAACG